GTGTCTAGCAGATTTAAGTCGGAACCATCTGTTAGGGTTAACTCTGCTTCGCAGTAGTTTATCCAACCATCAATAGCCGTATCGTCATAGTAGACTCCCGGGTTTTCAATGAGTTCATCTATACGATTCATCTCCATCGAAATATACTCATTGACTTTTATCTCGCCACGTATAACTGCGTCACGAAATTCTCCGTAATATCGAGGAACTGCGGTGTTTGATAAAGCCATGTTAAGATCACCTTCTTCTACCTCTATTACCTACAAAATATCTAGCTGTTGTTCCTACAGCTCTAGCAGTTGTTCCCACAGCTCTAGCAGTCGTTCCTGCAGTTCTAATTCTTGTGCCTGCAACTCTAGCAGCCTTACTTTTAAATCCAGCTTCAACAACACTTGTCATTCCTTGTTTTACATAGTTTGTAGCGACTTGCTTCGCTGCCTCGGTCAAAACATTTGCAACTATTTCTCGTCCTCTATTCTTATCACGAGCGGTTAACTGGTTATATTGTTTTTCAAGATTTAAGCGAGTAATTCTTTCCTGAAGCTGTTTATTGGTCAAGTTGTTAACATTCTGCGAGCGAGCTTCGCGTTTGGCATTGGATCCTTGTCGATTCTCTCTCTTCCTCGCCTTAGCCTCCGCCTTAACTTCTCGTGTAGGTCTGTGCTTTCCTGTACGTCTACACTTTCTGAAACCCCAGCGCATGCCTAGGACGCCGTGGTGTTGTAAAGAAGTATTAGTCATTGGTTACCTCCTTAGCATTATCGATTTCCATATGGATGCGCCATTCCAATTCGGATACGGTGTTGTTAATGGCTTCCGAAACACCTCTACCTGCTGGCGGATCGAATATCATCCGTACTCTCAGATGGACATATGATTTAACTGCTTCGATATTAGGAAACCCAAGAGTGAAATCTTCCCACGTCTCGGATTTATCCGTTATCGCAAATCCTTCTGGATTCCCAACTCCTATCTGCGTTAATACCATAAGAATTGAGTTAATGTGCATAATGATATCTGGATCGAAATGTTCATACTCTTCTATGATTCCAAGATTCTTTTTTATTGACGTGAGTATACTCTCTTCCGGTTTCATATGGTGTCTCCTATTCTTCGAAGGCTACGAATTTTCTCATTACATACCCTGTCATCGGAACTACTTGAGAAGTGGTGTTTACTTTCAACCAGTCTTCTCCTGCTACGGTTGAACCTGAACCGGGATAAATTTCCAATCTTTCATTCTTTGATAGAATGCTGATTACATTTCCACCGGGTTCTTCTCTAAGGTTAAGTGCGTTGCAATTTATGACAACTCCTAGTATGTATGTTGAAGTAACCTCTTCTGGTATCACTCCCTCAACAAAGTCTTGCGCCTCTGGTTCTTGGTATTCCTCAGGAATTTCGTCTAAAGTTCGAGCGTCTAGTACTAACTCTTCTTCCTCTACGTTGTAGAATTCTTCCACCAACCTTTTTTCTTCTTGTGCTAATTCTTCTTGCTTTTGATAATTGGTATACTTATTTTTCATTGGTTATCTCCTTCTTATTATGTCTGGTAACACTAATAACGAACAGGCCGCAACCATTGCGGAACCTGTCTTTATTGCCTGCTGCCAATCTTCTGTTTTCCTAGCTTGATCTAGGGTTTGACCTCTATCCATTCTTTGATATATGCGATGAGAAGCCCGTTTACCATACTCGAAATGGTTCATAGAAAGTACATTTCCATCATTGTCCAGTACGAGAATACCTCCGTCTCTCCGTACCCTTTCAGTCTCTGCCCGAGTTCGATTCTCTCTCTTCCTCGCCTTAGCCTCCGCCTTAACTTCTCGTGTAGGTCTGTGTTTTCCTGTACGTCTACACTTTCTGAAACCCCAGCGCATGCCTAGAACGCCGTGGTGTTGTAAAGAAGTATTAGTCATTGGTTACCTCCTTAGCAAAAAGAAAAGAGCCTATGAATTAGACTCTCTTCTTTCTTTTCCTTCTTCGTTTAATCGTATAAATGCTTCTCCGATTATAATTACCCATGCAAACATAGCTACTCCTATTCCTCCTAAAACAACATTATGGATAGTGGTATCTTTTTTCATAGAGTTTCTCCTTTCATAATAAGCTTTATCCTTCATAAAAGGAGTTGTAAAGTTTGCGTCATCTCCATGGAATAGTATCATTTGGTATTCGTTCAGTCAGTTGCGCCGCTGTGTACACAGCATCACTGAAGTGAATCGCATTGTGGGTGGCGTGCGCCGTGCAAACCATGTATTCCGGATCGAGCAAATACTCGGTGCGGAGCCGGATGTCGTACACGGTCAGGTCCACCATGTGGTGAACGACGATGTGATCGCCCAATTCGTGGCCCGGCATGGCCAAATCGCATCCGTTGTCGCGGACAATGATGAAATCGCGGATTTTTTTCCACTCGCGCGAGCGATAGAACCGCTGATTCAAAATGCGGGCGTAGCCGAACGTGTCCTGGCCGACCGCGCCGCCGGTGCGCAGGTACTCGTAGCGCGCCTCGAATGTCGGGAGCAGGATCAGCTCCGAATATGTCCTAATCGTCCGCATGGTCGGCACCCCCGCTGCTGTTTGGCGTATAGGCGCGCATGGCGGCCATCGCCTCAGCGTATAGCTCCTCGATTCGCTTGGCCGATTGTAGCGCTTCGGTCTTCGCGGTCAGTAGTTCCGTCTGTTTCGTGAGCATTTCCTGCTCGATTCGGGCCTTCGATGACCCGAGCTTCAGGAAATGGGTAATCACCTGAGAGGATGCAGTGCCCTCGGCCAACTGACGCTCTGCCAAGTCGACCGCCAACGATATCATCTGACCTTCGCGTGCATCCGGGTCTAAGGCCGGGCGCCGCCTGGATTGGGCCGATTCACTGACTTTCTTTGGCCTTGGCATATGTTCCAGCCTCCTCTCGTATCGTTTCGTGGTAGTTGCGCACGCGTTACCAGCGCTTCTTGCTGGGATTCACTGAGTTCGCCACTTCGTTCTAGGGGGCTTCGCGGCTGAATCCGCCGAAAGGAGAGAAAGACGGTAAGAGTATGCGAAAAATGGCCGGGAGAACCATCAAGTAGCTCGAATGAATCCCAGGAAGGAACGATGGTAACGCGAAAGTCGAAAATTCCCCCCGGGGCATTTTGAAGTGGGGGCGATGTTCGAGGGGTCGCAGATTTCGTCGACCCCCCCATGCCCAGCTCGAACGCCGTCACGGCGTTCTTTCTTTGTCCAGTTGGACGTTTTTCGTCAACTGTCGACTACGTGGCTGTACTTCCATGCGCCAACAGCTGACTAATAGCTCCAGAATCTTGGAAGTTTGTTTTAACCCCCATGGCTATAAACTTTTTTGTAGATCATTTGAAAATCTCTTTCGATGATTTGATCAATTGCTCTTTCGAATTCTTTACGATTTTCTTCATCAGAAAGTCGATCAGAAGTTCGAACAACTCTTCCTAAATAATCGCAAGTATTATACTGGTGTTCTACATCAAAGAGGAACCAAGAGTCGAACTGGTCAAACGGATCGAAAGGGTTGTCCTTGGTGGTTAGTGCTACGTCTGACATAGTCATCGTTCCTCCTTTCAATTGAGATGATTAGATACAGTGGTGGGGGATAGGCCTAGGGCGTCGGCTATCTCGGCTAGGGTGTACCCCGCTGCCTGCATAGATGTCATACGACCTAGCACAGCGGCAGTGACACTTGGTCTGTCGCGAGGCATAGCTCTTTCTTTTAATAGGTCTATGTCGGTGTTGTTAAGTATCTGGGTCAGCATGCTTGTGCTGACAGCCCCCGCCTGTATAGCCTCCCACTCCCTATCGCTTATGGTTATGGTGCTCCTTTTAGCGCCTACGGATGCCCTTGCATCGTCCATGGCCCGGGCACTTACCTTCTTAATCTCCTCACGGCTCATACCCGGGTTGTCCTGCCGCTTGGATCGCACCACACTAGTGGCTAGGGCCAGGGCCTCACGCTCTCTAGGAGCGTTCATCTCAGCTACTTGAACGGCCGATCTAAGTCGCTCAACTTCTCTTGCGTAAAGTCTTTTCGCAGAAGGACTAGCGGGTGTAGTGGGGGTACTTATCATCTCTTTACGGGCCCGGTTGGCCATGGCCTTCATGGTGTTGGCATAGGAGGCATAGAAGGTCTCGACTACCGTCCCAGAGGATAGGGTACGGGCATCGCGTGTCTCAGCCATCTGAGTACTCGGTTCAGTTCTAACGCGCTCTTTACCAGTTCGTTTATCTATATAAGTTACGACTGGTCTATTTCTTATTAATTCTCCTGTTTCTCTATCAATTCTTGGTTGACCTACCGTTCTAATAGCATCTACTTTTCCGCCAGCTCTAGAAATTAAAGTAGCGGCTCCTTGTGCGTAACCGCTTCTTTTTGTAGGATCCGGTCTCCTTTGATACTTGTTTCTTAGTGCAGTTATGCCATTCTCGTCAGCACTACGCGTATAGTCTAATCGATGTTTTGGTGCATCAATAACGGTCATACTATGTCTCGTCGCTCTAGCTAACTCTTCATTAGTCGCCCCTTGTATAGTCATGTCTGTTATAAGATTCGATATCTTACCCATCTCTGTCTGTTTCTGAACGCCCTCTTTCATAACTCTCATTCCTGGACGCTCTGGGTAACTCATTCGTGCATCAAATCCTTGAAGACCTTCTAAAGCAGAGGTAGATGTTATTCTAATTCGATCGTTGATTGGTATGACTTGTATTGTGTCTCCGTCAAAGTCTGCTCCAGACAACCGTTCCGCAACACGAGAGTTGAATCCTATAGCATCTTTTGCATCTGCTCCTATAACTCTGCGGCCTTCTGCCTGTTTGTTATTAACAGTTACTATTGGTATTTGAAAAGTTCCTTCATGAGGATATCTGACTAAAGCTACCTGTTCACCATTACGGAAGTTTGGAGCAAAGACTTCTGTATCTTTCATACTTGTTACTGGTAAGGCTACCTGATATCTTTGTCTAGGTAGTGCTGCTGCATGTAAATCAACAGCTGCTGCATCACAGCCATCAGCGAAGGATTGTAACAATCTCTTTCTTATAGTTGGATTAGTAAGTTCTTGAATACTTTCAAACTCAGCTCTCTTATTAATGATGGCTTCGTTTAACTGGCGTTGAATCAAGTCAGGTTTTTGTTTAGACAAGAATTGTGAAGATAATCTGTCAGCCCATTGACCCCAATCACCTTCTTCGGAAGTTTTATTGATAATCGATAGACGTTCCTGTCCATTGCTATCGGTGTAACGACTTTGTCCGCCTCTTTTTATACTGGCCCCGAACGGATTGTCTGGATCACCTGTTGTCTTTTTGAATACATCACTTGCCGGTGTTCCTCGTGGTTTCACTGTGTTATAGATAACGTCTATACCTTGAGGCATGTTATCGGAGTACAAGGCCATACCTTTCATGTATCGGTTATTATCTACCAACATTCTTACTTGAGCGTATCGAGAGGTTCCTAGATCTAAATCAGGAACGTTTCTTCTCAACTCAATGACTCCGTCTTTTTGTGACCCTCCGTCTTCCGCATAGCGGATTTGTATACGTTTAGAATCCATGCTTTGAGGTGGTACGAGTCTTGTCGAATGAAACGTCAATCCTCCATCTGATGATTTATAATCGATAGTGCCTATTCGGCTTCCACCATCTTCAAACATCTCACGATGATCGACACCTGGTTTTGCCAGCACTTGCCTTGTTGTCTGTTGATTACTATTAGGATTTGTAATTTGGGCAAATCGCCCACCGAAAACATTGTATCCTTCAAGCTCTAACATGTATAAGGCTTCTTTCAGTCGCTCTCTAGAAACATTAAGATGTAATTCGACACCCTTACCGACATCAATCATTCCTTTTGCGTCTACTTCCTTCTTTAGAATGTTAGACGTTTCTAGTGCGGCATTCATTCGTGCCTTAGCTCTTTCGTCCAATAAAGCTCTTACAGACGACTCGCTTGGCAGACCCATTTGTCTTGCTATTTCGCTGTTGCCCATACCTCTGGCTTTCAAACCTTCAGCTCTAGCCACATCGATACGACGTCTAAGATTTTTAGCGGCAGACATCTTTGTTCTTAACTCTGTTGTGGAACGCAGACCCATAGCATCAGCTATAGCTCTTTGTGTTAAACCCTCACCTTCTAATTCTTTGATACGACTAAGAAAATCTCCGCTTCGTTGATACGGATTCTCGCCGGATCCCCAAGGATATCTACCAGACCGCCTCGGTTGCCCTATGTGCATTAACTCATCTTTGTTTGATAAATCAACCGGCATGGTTTAGTCCTCCTCGGATTTGATGTTTTCGATTATCTTATCGAAGGTTATAATTTTATCCATTATCGGCACAATATCTTCCGCCGTTGCTTTGTGGACAACTATGTCGTCTAGTTGATATATACGAAGTTCTATTTCGATTTCGGACGGCTTGACATCGTATTCTAAACAGAACAGGGCAGCATATATTTCTAATTGAGACATTTTTGTTGGGGTTTCCCCGGTTTTCAAATCATGGATCCGTAATAAGTTCTTTCTAAACACAATAGTGTCTGCTGTACCGAAACAATTCTCAGAATAGATCAAAGGTTGCTCTGGTGTCATGCGAAACCCTATTGCATCGTTAACGTACATATTTAATGTCTTGTTTGATTTCGGTAATCGTTGACCGAGCCTGATACACTGTGATGCAAAGTGATGTAACTCGGTACCCCTTTGGGTAGCTAAGAATTTCAAATATGACGAGGCAACTTTCTCTTCGTCATAATTAATCCAGTGATATTTACTTGCCCCCAGAAACGCGTGACGTCCTTCGAGGTATGAATGTTTGTTGAAGTTCATTTAAAACCTCCTCTTTGTTTCCTGGATGAATAAATCTAGAAAACGACATATCATCCATTTTTTCGACGTAATATTTTTGATTCGGTTGTTCTTTCGCCTTCGCGTCTTTTTTTCCCTCTAGGGTAGCCCATTTATTTTTATATAGTATTGTCAAATCGGGAATACCTTGAATATCGGTCGGGTCATTGTGTAGCACCATGCACCCCGGGAACATTTCTTCTAAATCTTTAATCAACTTAGTTTTAAATTTGTTCTCTAGCATAGTAACGACCTCCTATTTCCGATTTTCGACAAAAAGAAAGAGAAAAGGTACAGCGGACGCTAAATCCGCCGTATATTCCCTTTCTCTTCATTAAAGGACTTGTAATTTTCGCGAATGCGATTTTTATCTTAATTACGACCTCCGAAATCTATTACCTCTTTCTCTCGCATACTGTAGTAGTTATTCCCGCCAACTATAACATAGTCTATAACCGGTATCCCTAACAAAACACCAACTTCTATCAATCGTTTTGTTATTGATAAATCGTCAGGGCTTGGTTCGACATCTCCTGATGTATGATTATGAGCTAATATAATTCTGGTTTTCTTTGGTGAAAGTTTGTCGTTCCTTTTCGATACGCTTATCCCGCTCCTCTTGCTGATGAAACCGTAAACCGAACACAGATGCTATCGCAAATACAGAACTTGCCAAAAGAGACACCTGACATCCTCCGAAAAACATAAAATTGATCAGTAATGCTAGCATGATACAAAACGTAATTAAAAACATATTTTTCTCTCCTTTTCTTGTCGAAAATCCCAAATTGGCCAGAAGGCCACTTTTTTTCGCATATTCTTTTAATATCATTAAACTTTTTATCGCAATTAAATAGAAATAAAAGTGGCCTTTTGGCCAATTCGTCAAAAAACGTGTCAACCACGGGCTTTATCGGTGGCCACTTTCATTTTGAAAAGTGGCCAATTGGCCACTTTTTCTGGCCAATTTACCACTTTTTTTCAATTTTTCACAAAACCAAAACTTCATTTTTCACCCAAAAACAATATAGGGTAGGCCACCAGCGAAAAGTATTACTTCGTCATCGCGTAATGGTCGAATAGATTCTTCTATCAACGAATTATAGGCATGTTCATACATACATGGCGATACAGGAGGATATTTGTGGTGAAGCTTAACCTCGAATACTTTCCTATCACAATATTCACAAACCCCATAGCCGTCTATAATCTCCATTTGTTGTCCACATCCTGTACAATCGTCCATTTGTTTACTCCCCATAGTACGACTCTATTTCTAACCATATAGCTTCAGGGTCTTTTTGTAAGTCCTTAATCTTACCTAATGTCATTATATCAACATATTCTAAGACAATCCGCTCTGCTTCTTCAGAATAATACACTATCCATTGTTTATTCTTACTTTCAAGACAAAAAACATCCTCGCTTTTTATTTGTTTTAATTTTGGCTTCATCGTCTATTACCTCCACGATTCCCAATAAGACTAAGCGCTGCCGCTAGAGGGTGGTCCATATTTTGTGAACGTCTCTTTTTAGGACCACACCCATTCTTATTCCTCATCGTACAATACAACGCTCTCCTGCACATATTACAATTTCCATCCAACTCCCATTGGTTATTATTTTCCATTTTTTTCTCCTTTCGTCGCAATAAAAAAGACCCGCCATCAAGACAGGTCTTAATAAGTTATGTTTTATTTAGTCTTCTCTTTCTAATCTAAGAGATCCATCTGATCTTTCGAGTCGAACCTCTTGACCGACTCGCACCCTACTCAGTACAATCTCATCATCTGTCTTCCTCACAAGCTCAAATGATTCACGAATGCGTCGTTCTTCGAATGGCGGCGGTTCATTAAATATGTGAAGAATTTGTTCTTCCTCTATATAACAAAACCAACGATTATTATCCCACGGAGTATCCTCGTCAAGCCAAAAATAGTATGTCCAAGCATTATTAAAATCTTTAATATATATAAAATCACCAACGCTAAAATATCTTTCAGCAACGACCACCACCCACTCACCATGCCAAGACTCCGGCAACGGATCCGACTCCATATAATCAACCTCTTCATCGTCCGTAGCCTCTGTTGACTCAGTAGCCGTTTCATCAACTACAACAGCGTCGTCATCGTCCGTAGCCTCAGTAGCCGTTCCGGAATCATCAACTACATCCACTTCAGAATCCACCCCACCACCATCATCCGAACACCCAACAATCCCCAGAACTAAAACCAACATCAATAATATTACTAATAGTTTTTTCATTTCGCTCTCCTTTCATTTTGTTATGGTTTACAACTCACTCCATTCATAATCACATCTACAACATTCGAAATATCGTCCCCCATCAAAATCTACTCCCGCATACATAGAAATATTGTAAGAACATCGAGGACATGTTTTATTACATTCTTGCTGTATAAAAAATGGACCCGTCCTTATATTTTCACTTGCTATAACAATTCTCTCAATATCATCTTTCATAACAAAACTCCTTCTTCATAATATACACTATTCCCGAGGACCTGTCCACCTACGTTTACAATTAACACAAGTGTATTGTATGTTATCTAATTCGCAATCATCGTAAAAGTAGACTTGATTAATATATCCGCAATATGGGCAGGATCTACCGTCTAACACCGTACTTTTTATAAGTATGTCATGTGGGTTATTTTTTTTATCTTCACAAAAAGTTTTTAAGTGTTTTACCCACAAGTGCTTACAATGATTACAAGTGAACGTGAGTAATTCATTCGTCCCATCAATAGTCACCGCCGTTTCGATCCTTCTTTTAGCATTCCCCCGTACTTCCTCTTCTTTCAACCGAAGGAGGCTTTCTAGGGCTTTAGCTATTCTTGATAAGTCTTTTTCTATTTGTTTACTCATGGTGTGTTCTCCCTTCTTCGTCTTCTCTCTGACAGTCATGACAACCCTCCGCATAAATCACATCGAAATAATGATCGCATTCGGTACAGTTGTAATGCACTTTCAATTCTCCAGTTTTCAGCAAATACGAAGGGTCTGCGCCTATTATAGTATACCTACAATTCAGACAACGTTCTTTGTATCTATCGTCTTTATAATCGGCCACCGCTTTTTCTTTTTTCCGGATATACTCATCGACCGCATACATAGTTGGCGATAGATTATCATCTTTTGGTTTTCTGCTGGGATGATTGAGATAGTCGTTATACATATCCCATGACACCCATTCATGAATCGCATTATTCACTTTAAGGTCTACGAAAGTGATTAACTGAGGTTCAACAAAATATATTTTCCCGTCCTCGGTCTCCACCAGACCAAGCGTTTTAATTACTTGGCCTCCTGGGCGTGAATCTATTACCCAACTATCGCCAACAGTATACGCTTCCATAACCCAACTATGAAATAACGCTTTTACTTGACCTGCGTTCGGTATCTCAGCAAGACACGGTCTTAATTCTTCTTTAATTGTCATTTTTGGTAATTTCATCTGAGACCTCCTTCTAGTCTTCGTTAGCAAAGAATTTTCGTATTTTATAATTCTCCCACCAGTCCTCTTCTGAACGTATCTCCAATCTTAACTCGTACCTACAAAACGGACACCAATTCCATTTACTATTTAGGATGACAGCGGCACATGCATAACAACGTTTATTACAAGCACTCATAAAGTCCAGCCTCCTTTAACTTCCCGGGCAATTTAATAGGTGTATTAGGTCCCCGGTTGGCTTGTCGCTTGTATTGATAGACTAGGTTGCTTCTCGCTTTAGACAATGAAGGAGCGACTGTCTCGCCGCTCCAATTGTGTTCTACGCATTTTCCAAATACTTCAACAGGTCCTTTGTAAATATATCGTTGCATTATTTTACCTCCTCGTAGTCGGTTTCGAATATATCTTTATGGAATACAAAGAACCGACCTTTCTCCTTTTCAGAATCCCTAACAATATAATTACCTTTTACAATGGGTAACCATCCTGCCCAGAAAAGACCTTCAACAACATTCAATCCGAAACATGTAATCTCGCGAGTTTTTAGCCCTATTTTTTCAATCTCTTTTATATTAGTTCCATCATATTGAATGGCGTGTACATATTTCTTGTAGACACGTTCGTATTTTTTAATCATTAGCCACCTCCTTCGGTCCGGAACCGTCATGAATATGTTTTCGCTCATTGAACTCCGCAAACGAAATAGGAATCATTTCGCCGTTTTCGCGTTTGTAGTATTTATCAATTAGGACCTTTTCGCCACCCGGTTTTCTTAGAAAATATATACCAAAGGTATTGTCGCCTTCGCCCTCCGACAGATATATTCCGAAAAATTCAACTGCAACAGAATATTTCTTTACCGGCGGTTCATACGGAAATGTTATCGGAAACATCTCATTAACTATGTCTTCGATCAAAAAGTGTGTAAAAGTAGTACCATCGACAATATCAATTGCGTAATATATTCCATGGTCTCTATATTCAACACGATCGTCCGAATATACACGTTTAAATAAAGAAGACCTTCTCTTGTTTTGGTATCCGTTCTCGATCTCCCAGGATGAATCTATTTCCTCCCATTCATCGTCTTCTCCCGTAATAGGAGTAAGAGGCACCTGGTCTATTAGCCTATTCAGCATATGTTTGGTTATATGGATGCTATGGCCGTTGTGCCCATCCTCTGTCAAAGACATAAACGCTTTCAAAGCGCTATCGACACATGCATCGGCGTATTCAAACATGTCATCGTCTTCATCTCCGGATTTCTTCCATAACTCTACTTCTTTTTTTGCCCATTCTGTTAAACTCATATTTTTTCTCCTTCCAATAGATCAAATATTTGATACAGCATATCCACATACATTTTTGGCAGTTTAATCTCAGTCTGTTTTTCATACCACTCTCTTGTTGAGCCTCCAAACTTCATTGTCATAGACATCCAGTCACATAGCATTTCGACGAAATATATATCTTTCTTTTCATCTAACAACGACATAGTAGTCCAAGTTTGCCAGTGATGTGGATTATTATTTTTATGATGTTCCCATGCTTTTTGCCATAAATCATCATCCGGCGTTTCTTCGTCGGTAGGATAAAATTTCTGACGATATCCTTCAAATTCTTTTTCGGAATATTTACTTAGATCATGACACATCACATTACTCAATATTTCTACCGTCGATGATAAATGACCCCATCTAAACTTCCATGAGATAGGATAAAGCTGTTCCCAAGCAATTTGTACATTTTTGCGATGCTCTTGTATGTATTTATGATATGCCAACATACTTTCTCGTTTATTCATCAATTCTCTCCTTTCAAAACCCCACAAATTTAGTTTCGTTAAATTTTTGTTTGTTCTTTAAAGCCTTACTAATTGCTATATCTATACTCGCTCTAGATTTAAGATGGTAATAATATAAATCCGTATATGGTGTATGTAGCCGGTCGATACGTCCGGCAGCCTGAACCAACACTTTATAAGAGTAGTTCTGCGAGTAAAATATAACAGTATCTGTTTTAATGCAATTCCACCCCTCTGCCCCCGCGGTATACTGAACTAAATATACCCACCGGTCGCTGTCGGGTATGGGTTGGTGTTTGTGACCGTTCCACTCGGCTATTTCGATGTTAGAGAATGTAGCCAGCGTCCGTAGTATCATTAGCTCGTAATCGAAGTTGTAGAATATAATCGCTCGTGGGTTTTTTTCTAATATTTCTAGAACTGCAATCATTCTACTCTCATCCGAATTAACTACTTGTCGTAATGCATAACATAACGCGCTGGCGTTTTTAATCGGTTCATCTTTCCAGATATCCCACCGGTCTTTCATCACTCGCTTATAAGTAGATATATCGTAATAGACCTCTACGGATTCGTGATGGGATATGGTCTGACGTTTGAAGTCCATATCGATTAATATGTTGTTTCGTAACCTTATGAGTCTTCCCGTAGAAATATAACGGTCTACAATAGGGAATTTGGCTGCGCGTTTGTAGACGACATGTTCCCTGACGAATTCAGTACGGTTTTTGAAGAATCCGTTAGCGATAAACACCGGAATGTAATCAGTCCAGGTATCCCCCGGGGTAGCTGACAGTAGAATCCACTGGTTACGCTTAGTGATTTTCAGAAACGACTTAACCCATGCCCCCTTACCAACGACTCGCTGCTCGTCGAAAATGAAAAATGCATTTTCTACCTCCGAGTATTTTTTGATATTGTGCCATGAGTCCACTATGACTTTACTGTTATAAATATGGTGGTCCTCATTCGTAGACATCAAGAACGGTATCAATTCTTCCTCCCACTCGAGAGTGTCTCTCTTATGGGGAGTGGTGATGATGTACAGGTCTTTGATTATTGTGTCGTCCATAGGGGTGTGTTCATCGCCACCTAACTTACCGCCGTGTAGAAGATAAAAATAGGCGAGAGCCGTTCTGGATTTTCCAGAACCGACCCCGCCGCATAATATACAACCGTTTTTCATTCGTCGGACTGCGTCTATTTGGTAGTCGAATAGTTCGATGATCATGGTAGTTTACCTCTTGGACCATATCTACGATATTCCCAAATTGAACTATCGGACATCAATATATTTATAGAATCAGGACAAATATCGGTTTTCTTAAATATAGTAGCATGAATACGAACAGGGATTGGGTGCTTGTTCTCACAAACCAACGCTTCTTTTTCATCATCATACGTTGATAAGCAATGTTCGCACATATACATTGTTTTAGGAATCATGTTTTCACCTCCACGCAAGTTTCTTGTTTTCTGAAAAACGCCTCCCATAAACCTTTATACTCCATATGACAGGCAGGACATAAGTTTTTGTAATTGACGCACTTCCATTCATCATCTAAGGGTTCGTATTGCACTTGGTTTATATGATAAGTCATACCGCCATCAGTGGGTTTTGGACCAACGTACTTGAGAAATACTTGAAAACCGCATCTATCGCATTGTACTAGTTTACCGTTCGTTTTCATCGGAACTCCCTCCCCATAAATAGTGCCTTACGGATTCTCTACGTTTTTCGGTCTCCACTCTCCAATCATAAAGCTCTTTAAAACGCTTAAATAATCGATCCCATTCGTCTAATAAAGCATATCGTGTTCCGTCAGGCAGCCCTTCAATTATAGGCTCGCACGTTTCCTCATCGAGAGTAACGCGTAAATTGGTTAAATATATTCCCATACGAAACGCCATCCCAGTTATGCAACCAGCAACGTAGGTTTTAATATGCTCGTCAATCATAACATCTCTCCTTTTTTAGCCCTAATTTCTGCAAAACGTTCCATAATTCTATGCCACGCTGCCTGAAGTTCTATGTTTTCTTCTTTGGATACACCTTCGATTTTAATGTCTGCTTTTCCGTCATCAAAAGTAATAGATAACTTATTTAAATCTAGTCCCATTTGAAACGCAATCCCCATAACAACACCCTTCATATAATAAAAAAGAGTAGCAAATTCGTAATCTGATTGATTAATTGTCATAATCGTCTCTCCTTTCAATTTATCTGCATGGCTAATTTCTTACACTCATGCATAACGTAGTCTAAGGTTTTAGGAGCGGTTAAGTCTGTGTATGGTATTGGAATCTGCAAAAGTTTCTTATCCGGGAAATAGACTTCCATTGCTTGTTCGTCTATTCCGTATTTCTTACAGTCGAACCCAAACCACCAACAAGTATCATCACTCGACGTATATACACCTGCATACTGTACCGGATCATCCATACTGACATGCCGATTAATACGGGAATTTGTTGCTCCAAACAGAACATGCCCCCTGGGTACTCCCACATACCCGCTCCTATAACCTTCAGAATCAAATATAACTAAACATGGCAACCCCTTAAATGTGAATTGTTTTTCTAGAACTTTCATTATTCATACTCTCCTTTCATTGTGAATCAAAACGGTAAATCGTCATCCGTAGCCATTTCAATCCCTAGAACACGGTCTTTGTTTTCTAATCGAATCTTTCTGAGAAGACTTCGCACTTCTCTCCGGAAAGATACAGCGATTGGTTTTCTCGAGTAAAACAACACCTCGTATAAACCATCTTCGCTGAGCATCCAAGTTTCCTGAGGACCCCCCTGGGTCGATACTGTATATCGTCCCTTTTCCTCGTCCGGAACCTGGCTAATCATCTGACCGGCTTTACCACGGCTATACTCAAGAATATGTGCGACGTCTACTGCTCTGAAGTACGGATTTTCTACGGTTCCGTACACGTCTAACTCGGCGTCAAATATAACAATAGTTTCAATCTTCTTCATAGTCTTTTGAGACATGAACTCCGCTTCTAAATATGAACTGAAAGGTGACTCGATAACAGCGCCTTCGGAGTACTTATTCGCGAATCCATCCTCCTCAAGAGTTGCATATAACGATGCTAGATATCCTTTTATACCGGTTTTACCATTTACTTCCCAGTGATATGGTCTGATAATTAAATCGACACTTCGTATATCTGCGATATCTAGCTCCCCCACCATATCCTCCGTCAACGCTGTTTTAACCTTCTTGGAAATTGTATACAGTTTAGGTGGAATGTTTTCGAAACTTACAGCCACGGGAATATAGTGTCGCGGCTCTTCGTCTTCGTCTCTGGGAGCTAGTACTCGTACGTTCCACCCTTCATCTGCTAGAGCTTGTGCATGCGCAGGATCGTCGATAACAACGCAAAAGTTTCTATCCCCCTCCCGGTTGAATTGACTGGGTTTCCCTGAGAAATTACGAAATAATATCCGCGCATTCTCAAACATTAAATTACCTAGTTGTTTGGCCATTTTTCTCTCCTTTCGATGTCATATTTTCATGATATTTAACACAACATTTCAGTAACTTACCCCACTCCGATTCAAGGTTCAAACGCTCTTGGTCGGGTATACCACTGATTGCCATGTCGTACGTTTTCTCATCAATAACGATATCCAAATTGGCAAGGTCTATACCCATATGATAAACCATAAGTCTTATTGACCCTTTCACAAAATATAAAAGATGATCATTAAAAGTCATACGTAAACCCCTTTCTCATCATCGTAATGGCTGTTTCTAGAAGTATAACATCTGGTCTGAACATAACTTTTCTCCTTTCGCAAAGAAAAAGAGCCTATGAATATAGACTCTTTTCTATCGGTTTTCACTTTCAAACCGATATCTCCGTTTCATTATAGGCGTTGTAATTTACGCGAATGGTAATTCATCAGGATATATCGGCTTTCCATCAATGAACGTCGGACCGATATACGGGTCATCAGACACGAACCATGTGAAGTCTCCGTGTACGGATATAGCAAGAGATGCATCCGTAGCCTTCTTATCAAAATATGACAAGTCTATTTCATCTTCTTTGTCTAGACCACGTATTGTTTCGGCTTCTTTCCAACGATATCCTTTAGTTCCGGTAACGGCATAATACTTCCCTTCTTTTTCTCGAAGTAATATACCCCCTCCCGTACCTTCTTTTACAGGACAGAAACTACCAACCTTCCCAACAAATATATAATTGTGTTCGTCTTCCGGAAGGTCTTCGTTCTTATCTAAGAACATCCTCGTAGTAACCGCCTTAGTTTCACAAAGGTCGCTAAATACTATTTCTTCCTTACTGAACAAGGTTTTAAATACGTAAGGCACTTGGAATTGCGTTCCGACTGCGTCCCATGTTCCGGCACTCTTACCGTGTTTGTGCTTCGCGATAAACACCGCATCATTCACCAAACACATTCGGTCATACGTAGTCTCGTGTTCGAAAATATAACCGTATTCCTTGCCGAAATCACGAACAAATTTGATAATCTCAGGAGTTGCGTCCGGGATTTTTATGGAATCCGTTTTAATGTGTGCTACGATGAATCCTCTTTCCTGCACGGCGTGTTTAAGATCTACCATGAACAACGCCCCACGTTTGGCAACGATGTTGTCGATGTTTCGTTTATCCCGGAAAGGATTCTCGAATTTGGCGAAAGTTAAGCCATATACCGAATTGATGGCAATCTTCAAAGCATGTGCCAATTGAAAATATGAATATTCTCCCGTGAGATATTTTGCCATTGCGCCATTCAACATCTTTTTCGCCACTTCTATTTTTTCGTTCTTGATGGCGACACGCCCCTCTACAAGTTCTTTAAATATAGCAGTGTATGTCGGTCCGAACAATTCTTCAAGTATGATGCTATACGGATGCATAGACACGATATCAAGAACCGCTACATCTCCATAAATACCAGGTTCGGCATGAATATAACCGCCCTCGCTTACTTCCTCGTCACGGTACACAGACCTGCCTCTGTCGAAAATATAACCGGGGAAATGCGGTTTCCCTTTGCATGGCTCGGCAAGATTCCGGTAATTAAATTGATCTTGAGGATTACGGTTGGTTCCAAATATGATTCGGGCAGTCAACGTATTTGTAGGAGTATTAACAGACATCCCGGCGAGATCTGCTAGAATTTGTCTACCTACGAAATCCGCTTCCAGATGATCGAAGACTGCTTCTGCGGATATAACATCGTTATCACAATACTGGGCGACTCGTTCCCATTGATCCTCTGGTACTGGTTGATCCCAGGGAAGTCCTAATTCGATATGTGGGAGCCCTAATTCTATCTGCCACTTCGCGAGAGATTGCTTTCTGCTGGAGAAGCAATATATATCGGTGTATGATATGTTGTACGCCTCGCCAAAATATGCATTAGTTTTATTACTAATTATTTTTTGTGACAGATTGAAAAGTTGTTCGTTCGTATAACCCATTAATCGGGCGTATAAAATATGATTATCATATCTGCGACAGTTGTAAGCGATTAAGCGATACTTTATAAGGTCTTCAATCATATGTGGTTCCGGGTTTATCATCCTAACAACTTTTTTATCCATTCCTCGGTACTTCCAATTAACTAATAACAGATTAG